GCGTTGAGATCGTTATCAGCTGTGCCAGATCTTTGTGCAGAGTTTAAAATTCTGTCAGCAACGAATACAAGTTGCGGTGGAATTACCAATTTATCAGCCTGAACTGATATGGTTAAACCCTTGTCATCTGTAAAGGTTGAAATATCAATTAATGCGTCTTCTAATGAAGCCTCATTTAAGTCAGCCATAGTTGAAGCTCTGTTTGCAGCTGTACCTCCACCTGCTAGTGGGTGTGAACTGTTAATAAGAGATACACCATCGCCTCCTGTGAAGCTAGATGAGAAAGCATTGTTTAAAACATCGGCACCTTTGACTTCTTTAGTGTTAGCCATAGATTTTGCTAATGCTTTAACATATCTTTTACCCAGACTGTCATACAAATTGTCTTCAACTGCCTCTTCTGTAAGAGCGAAAGCTAATGCCACTGTGTCGTGGGTATATCTTGCGCTGAAACTTTCAGATGCGTTGTCAAAGCTAACTCCTTGACCTTCTGATTTTACTGGTGCGGAACCAAAACCGGTAACTAACACCTCTTCTTCAAATGCTCTATTTGAATCCTCAATGACGAAAATATCTTCATACTCTCTGTCATATTGGTCATAGGACATTCCGAAAAGTGCGTTTAGACCAGGTTCTAGCTCTTTCGCTAATTGTGCTCTTGAAATAGCCATTTATGTCCTCCTTATGCTAAACCAGCACCTTTTTGTCCCATGATGTGATTTTGAATCACACATAAAACATTGGTGTTTGACGATGCAACATCGTCGTTATCGGGATCCTGGGATATATCAATAGCTTTAAGTGGTAATGTAGCTGTAGTAGCTCCAGTAGTCACATCAAGCTCTAGGTTTGATCGCCCAGACTTCGTATCGCCAACAGGTGAACCATCAACAATGTCGAAATTACCAAACAGGTCTGCTACCGGGAAGGTATCATCTGCTTGTACTTCAAACACTACGTTTGGATCATCTATGACGCTTGCAATAATATCCGAAGCAGAAATACTGCCTGGATAATGATTTTGAAAAACTTGTTCGCCTGTGCTTGGGTCAGTATATTGCACACCGTTAAACACTCCTACAATTGGAACGGTTCCAGTTGCGGCATGTCTTCCTATTACACCAGCTGTCAATTGCGTAACAAGATCGCCTTGAAATATTGGAGTTGTTGCTCCACTTGCGATTCTGTAACGGCTTTGACCACCAGAGTAAGGTGCTCCGCCCATCTCACGAACAGGTCTTAAACCAAATGCGGCATCTTTATTTGCCATAAGATTTTCTCCTAATCGTTAATTACTTTTTTCCAAAAGTAACATTTGACTTTCTATCGGAATCATACTTTACATATCTGCCATCTTTTTTAGATTCATTAAACATATTGTTGTCTAAAGCATCTTTTTTCATAGCAGTTTGATCCTCGTAATAAGCGTTACGCTCTTCACGAGTTTCAATAGGTATTTTTGCCAATAGTAAGCCTTCACTATAAACTAAACCAGCATGTCTACCTGTATCAGCTGTAGGATAAGAAAATTCAGCAGGTAGATCAGTCCCTCTTACGAGTTCCCAACCCTCTCTGATTCTTCTTGCTACATTTGCTTTATCCTCTTGGCCCAACATGGATTCTCTTATCCAACGATATTCATATCCTTCTGGTGCCGGGGGAGTTTCAAGTTTTCTTACTGGCCTCCAAGGTTGTCTACGAGTTTGTTTAGCGTGGTTCTCGGATTCACGAGATTTTCTGGATTGTACTTCATTATTAGCTTCTGTCATTTTGCCTCCCTGGTAGCTATTTTTTGTTTTTCTTTAGCAACGGATTTCAACCAGGCGTCTTCCGACATGCCATGTGGTTTAATCCCACGGAGTGTTTCGACTTCACTTTTTGTGAAAGATACGCCGTTCTTCTTGCCTTGTGTTTTTTGCCGACTTCCTACGGAAGCTGAGGCGACTCTTTGCACAGCGGGTCTGCCCTCACTTTGTCCAGCATTATCGGATTTTAAATCCGGATAAACTTTATAAACTCTTGAATTTAACTCATCGTAATACTCATCTGAGTCTGGTTCAAAACCTTCTTGAACCAAGTTTACATGAGTAAAATATGCGTATTGTGTTGGTTCTGCATCTTGACCATACCATTGATTTTGTTTTTGCCAGTTCAACGCTTCTTGTGTTGGTTGCGGAGCTGGTGCTTGTTGTTGTGCTGCTTGTTCTTGATATGGCACATACTGAGATTGCTGAGAACTTTGTTGTTGTTTTTGTTTTGCGATCCTAATTTTTTCTTTTTGTATTGATACTTCACTTTTTAAGCTATCAGCTTTTGACATAAGATCTGCGTCACCAGCAGCATGAGCTCTTTTATAAAGATCGTTTGCCTCTCTTTCTTTAGACTCAACTGCCTCTTCTTCTTTTTGCAAAATAGTTTGTTGCGCTTGTAAAGCATGCTGATAATATTGATTAACCTCGTTATTTTTTTGTTGTAACGCTGCCTCTAATTTATCAGCTCTTTCTTTTTCTGCACGGTTGCGCGCATTTAATTTATTTATACGTTTAGAAACACTTTTCGTATAATTTTCTAACTCGTCGCTGGCGTTTTCACTTCCAGCAGACGCTTCGTTTTCAGTAACTTCTACCTCGATTTCATCAACCTCTGGTTGTTGAATATCTTTTACTTCGTTTTCTGTACTCATAAGCTCACTATATCGTCTGGATTGAGAATGGTGGCTATAACCTCATCATCATTGATGATTCTTACCTCCGCACCATCTTCAAGTTTAAATCTAGAGCCAGAGTAGCGCCCTATTAAAACCCATTGTTTTTCTTCACACCAGTGTTTATCACCGTATCTACCTTTGTCGTTATAGCATAATGGTCCTTTTTTAACCACATAAGCAACAATACTTGCTAAAGCCTCACGATCTTTTGTGTCTTTTGTTAATACTATACCACCTTTCGTTTTTGCTTTTCCTGCATATGGTAGGACTAACATTCTCCAGCCTGTCGGTTGTGGCATACGCTCCAGTATCGATGCATCTAATTTTTCTGGATCTAATACTATGTCTGAGGGATCAACGTATGCTTCTGCTATTTTTTTAGCAACAGCGCTATTTTCTACTGGTTCTGTATTCATAAATCTTTACCTATATCACTTATCTCGTTTGCAATATAGTATAAAGCAGAAAGCTCTCCTTGCAAATATTTATAATGTTCAATATCTTTCAAGCCACCGGACATTAAAGTTTCTTGTATTTGGTTTTCTCTGCTTTCTATAAGTTTTTTAATTTTATCGATTAAGACTATTTCATCCATTTATGATTTTTTCTTTGGTCTACCTCTTTTTACTGGTGCCTTTTTTGCTGCTTTTTTTACTACAGCTTTTTTCTTTGCAGGCGCTTTTTTTACAACTGGCTTTTCTTCTACTACTACTTCTTCTTCTACTGGAAGACCCTTTTCAATCCTAGCCATTTTTTTAGCTATTCTTCGCAGATTAGCTTGATGTTTTTTTTCTTCTTCGTCTTGTAGAGCTTTCAGCTCCTCAGCTTCTTTAACTCTTTCAGCTTTTTTTTCTGCCTTGAGTAATTTTACTGCTTCTAATTTATATGATGTTGTCATAATAAGCCTCTTATTTTATTTTCTAATTCTAGCAATTTCAAATCAGCATTTTGTTTTAGTCTGTCAATTGCTACCTCGAGTTTATCATCTGCTATTTGTTTTTGCACATTCATACGGTCTTGTTGTAATTGTGCATCAATCATTTTTTCTTGCGATCTTTGATTTTGTTTTTGCATAAATTGTTCGTTTTCGATGTTTAATTCTTTATCTCTGAGATCTAATTCTTTCTTTCTAATATCTACTAATGGATCTCCTGTGTTGTTCATGCCAATAGATTGTAAGAAATCATTTGCTAGCTGTGCCATTACGCTCGAACTAAATTGCTCCATAATCATTTGTATTTGCATTTGTATTTGCTGTGCCTCTTGTGGTGATACTTGTTGCATTTGTCCTTGTATTTGTGCAATTTGTTGTTTTGTTTCTTCTGGCATTTGTTGTTCTGCTATTTGTGCTGCCAAAAACTGTAAATGTTGCATACAATGACTAATAATCAAACCTTGTATTTGTGGATTT